AGATCCGGTAGTACTAGAGCAATTCACGGTTAACCTCTCACCATCTTCTAAGCAATTCATTGGAAGAGTAATTGGTGACCGTGAACCAGCCTATGACTTCACACAGACACCTCCAGAACTATTGTTCAACGGTGACTTTCCTAACAGATCCAAGTTTATTAGGGTCAAGGTTCAGGATGGTTTCCCAGCAGACGCTAGACCATCTGGATTCAAGGGTGTTCCTAAGTTCGACGGTGGTCCTGGTGTTCCTGACCTTCCAACGAAGCAGGATCATAGGAACCCAGCAGGGGCTGCAGTTGATGCCAACGTCTTTGCTGGTACTGACTTCTCAATTGGTGGTGTTGATGATAGGATCAAGAAGACAACGACAAGCGCTTCTGGTTCATCTTCCGCTGACCCAGGTATGCTGTTCGTATCTTCTACTGCTGATTATTCTGGATCTGCTTCCCTCGCTGCCACTTACTTGATCATCGATCAGGTAGGAAGCAACAGTGGTAACTTTAGCTCGACCAATAAGCTTAGGTTTAGCTTCCCAGTATATGGTGGTTGGGATGGATACGATCCACGTACAGACAAGCTAACCAGTCTCAATGATGGTACTGTCTCGGCAGACTTTGTTCAGGCTATCGATATTCTTAGCAATGATACAGAGTATGACTTTAACTTGATCGCAGTTCCTGGTGTTCACTCATCCGGCGCTGGTCAGGTTCCTGATAGAGTTATCGATATGGTTACCACTCGTGGTGATGCATTCTATATCTTGGATATTTCGGACGCTACAACAACTGGTAGTGGTCTCGCTCTATCAATTGCAGCTGCACAGTCAGAGGTTGATAAGTATGATACCAACTACGCAGCTACATATTACCCATGGGTACGTGTTAATGACGTAGATAATGACAGAATCGTTTGGGTACCACCTTCTGTCGAAGTACTATCCGCATATGCTTTCAATGATAGAGTAGCTCAGCCTTGGTGGGCACCAGCCGGCTTTAATAGAGGTGGTGTAGAAAACGTCATCGAAGCAAGACGTAGACTCACTCAAGGTCAGAGAGATGATCTTATCAGCAAAAACGTTAACCCAATCGCTACATTCCCAGGTCAGGGAATTGCAGTCTGGGGTCAGGATACACTTCAGAAGAAGGCTTCACTCCTATCTAAGGTGAACGTTAGAAGGATGCTTCTTGAGGTCCGTAAGACAATCGCTGGATTCTCAAGGCTCTTCGTATTCGAACCTAACAACCCATCGGTTCGTAGAAGGCTGGAGACGATGATCAATAACTACCTAACAGAAGTTCAGGCAGCTAATGGTCTAACAGAATTCAGAGCTACCTTGGATGAATCGACGACTACACCTGATCTCATCGATAGAAATATGATGAAGGGTGTTATCGCCTTGAAGCCAACCGCCGCAGCAGAAATCATTTTGCTCGACTTTAGCGTGAATTCAAGTGGTGCTGTATTCGATGAATAATTGATTGGGGCCTCTTCGGAGGCCCCTCTCAAAAGTTCGTTTACCTGAATATTTATAGACGTATTGCATACTGAACTTTTTTGGAGATAAAGCATGGCACAGCCCTTTGAAGTCAATACAATGTTGGCTGATGCGTACGAACCGAAGCGAGCTAATAGATGGCTCTTTCAGTTTGATGACGACACAATTCCAACATTCATTGCGCGTGTTGCTTCAAAACCTAACCTGACTGTTGAACCTGTCTCGATCGACTTCATGAACACGAAGAGGTATATCGCTGGCAAGTTTGAGTGGGGTACAATCACTCTCGGACTATATGATCCGATCGCTCCTTCAGCATCACAAAAAGTGATGGAGTGGGTAAGACTTTCTTATGAAAACCTATCCGGCCGTGCTGGATATGCTGCTTTCTATAAGAAGAACTTCTCATTGCTTTCCCTTGATCCTGTCGGTGCTCCTGTTGAACAATGGGATATTCAGAGTGCTTGGGTAACAGAAGCTACATTTGGCGATCTGGATATGGCATCTTCCGAGTTGCAGCAGATCGACATCACAATTAGAATGGACCGTTGCGTATTGAGGTATTAAACAAGGAGTAAAGGTTAAATGGTAGATGAAAAGAAGAAAGATGTAGTAGTTGATTTCACATCAGCAGGTGGACAAGCAGAAGCACCAGAAGATTTAGCGAGAAAGGTTGCAGCCGAACCCAGAGATGAAGTACCTACAGATCTGGTAGCGCTACCAACAAGAGGATTGCTATACGGCAATGATAACCCCTTGTTCAATACCAATAGTGTTGAAATTCGTCATATGACTGCAGCAGAGGAGGATATTCTCACGTCAAGGAGCCTTCTCCGTTCAGGAGAGGCGATTGATATGGTATTGAAGAACTGCTTAGTAAATAAGCTTCTTGATCCTAAGATGCTTTATGGTGGTGATAAAAATGCAATCATGATCTCGCTTCGAGTTAGTGGTTATGGTCCTGAGTATCCAATTGATGTAGTCTGTCCAGAATGTAACGAACAGTCTAGATATCAGTTTGATCTTTCAGCTCTTGAAGTTAGAGAACTTGAACTCGAACCCGTTGAACCGGGTAAGAATGAATTTGAGTTTGAACTACCTACATCTAAATCGGTAGTACATTTCAAGTATCTTACGTCCAAAGAAGAAAAGGATATGAAGGATGAACTTGAAGCTATTAAGAAAAGACAGGGTTCCCCTATTGACAAGACTGTAACTACCACTCTCAAGAAACAAGTCGTTTCAATCGACGGTGATATCACTCCAGCAACCATTTATAAGCTCATTGATAGAATGCATGTTAGAGATTCTAGAGAGCTTAGGAAGTTCATTGAAAAGAATGAACCTGATGTCATTATGAAACAGCAATTTGCATGTAACTCTTGTGGAGCGGCGAATGAGGTGGACGTTCCTATAACGCCCGAATTTTTTTGGCCTGACATCTGAGAGTAAGTTCACTTACGTATATGAAGAAATCTTCAATTGCGTCTATCACGGCAAGGTTGGAACATTTTGGGAAGTATACAGAATGCCAGTATGGTTGAGGAAATGGTGGATTCAAAGACTCAATAAAGAAACCGAAGCAAAAACGCCAGCACCCACACCAGGAAATCAAAGAATGCCAGGGATGCCTCCAATGCCCGGTATGTAAATACAACTATCCTCAGGTAGATTCGTCTATCTGGGGATATTTATTTTAGCTAGCTACTAAGGAGGGATTTCATGAAACAATTTATTGAGCGTCAAGGCGATCGCTATATGATCAGTGAAGGTATTTTCAAGTTCATAAGTGGTGTTTTATCAGGTAAAGTAGATATCGCTGCTACAGATGATAAAAAGCTTAGTGCTAAAGGCAAGGAGCTTAAGATCGCTATCAAAAATATCGAATCGGAAGTAGAAAAGGCCGCACGCAAAGCAGGCCTGTCCGTTGAAGATTATATCCAGAAACAATACGGCTTCGATCTATAGAATAATACATGGCAAAATCTGATGTAAGATCCGTAGCTCAAGAAGTAGCCCAGCAGGAATCTTCCCTGTTTGGGAAGGGAGCGGGCGCTTCGATTGCTGATCAGTGGAGAATCATGGCTGAAAAGCAAGCAGATGCATTAGATGAATTATCTGATATGGGTAGGATGACTACCAAAGCTCTCGATGATCTTCAAGAGCAGATAACCAAAACTACAAAATTAGATAAGGCACAAAAGAAGGATAGACTTAAACTGCTCAAGGCCCAGAAGGAAGTTCAAGCCATGACAGATAAGTTTACCGGTAGCTTGAGTGATGCAGTCAAAGGTGTCACCAAGTTCATGCCATTGGTCGGTGATAAAATCGCAGAAGCTTTTGATAAAAAGATCATACCAAGAATAAGCAAGGTTCTTGATAAAGGTTTTATGAAAGTATTTAGTGGAGCAGGTGGTGGGTTATCACTCACCAAGCTTGGTATATTTGGAGTGGTAGCAGGACTTGCTATAGGTATAGCTAAGTTGGCTCATAGTGTTGATGTAATGAAAGCAGAACTTACAAAGAGTACAGGCTTTGCTAGAAAAGATACCAATGATATGGTGGTTAATATTGGTAAGGCTGCAATGAGTATGTCTAAGTATGGTGCTAGTGTAGATGAAGTAAAGGATGTGGCTGTCGCTCTTACTCAGCAGTTTGGTACACTTCAGGGTACTACAGAAAGTATGATGAAGAGAGCTACTACTTGGACAAAGGCATATGGTGTAAATGCTAATGAGGCAGCTGACTTTGCTGAGAATATGACCAAAGCATATGGTGCTACCGGCGATGAAATGGATAAATTTGTTGCACTGACCCACGACTTTGCGGATAGAAGTGGTGTCTCAGCAGGTCTTGTTATGAGGGATATTATGCAGAATTCCAGACAGGTATCATTACATTGGTCTGGTGCTGGTGCCAATATTCGTGAAGCAGCTACATTGGCTAAGGGAATGGGAGCTAGTATTTCTCAGATAGCTGGTGTCTCTGAAACGTTCTTGGATATTGAAGGTGGCCAAGACGCAGCTAGAAAACTGAATGCAATCTTAGGTGCTGGTTCTAATATTTCTGGCCAAGAAATGTTCCAGATGTCTGATGAAGGTGATATAGCCGGTATATTGACTACACTGCAAAATGCCATGCAGGGATCCAAGCAGAACTTTGATCGCCGATCTGTTCTAAAGGCTATCGCTGATGCTACAGGTGGCACAGTGGATGCACAGATGGTTAAACAACTTAGGTCTGGCAAAGCTATTAAAGATATCCTTGCTGATGTTGATGTATCCGCCGAAGCTGTTGAAAGAGGTGTTGGTCTACTTGATCAGCAAGCTAAAGATGCTGCTACTACTCTTGAAGTTCTGGGCACTACGGCACAAAACGCAGCGTCGGGTCTTGCTTTGATAGCTGGTGGTGCAATGTCTGCATATGCTGGTAGTCATATGGATCTTAGCTCTGGTATTGTTCCGCAAGCTCGTCCTCTAAGTGGTCAAGCAAAGGGTGGTATAATCACCAAGCCAACTAGAGTTCTTGTAGGTGAAGCTGGTCCAGAAATGATTGTTCCATTCAATGGCGGATCGAATAAGAGCTATAAGCATGGCTTGGCAAGAGGTGGATCTATTATCCCACTGGCTCAAGCACAGCAAGCTGCTGCAGGCATGTCAGGTCAAGGTACTCTTGGTAGTGCTGCCGATCCGTCTGCACAAAGAAGAAGAGAAGCAGAATTCAAGGCTCAGGCAGATTCATATAGAGCAGATCTTCGTAAGGAAGAGGATGAAATCTTCAGAAGGCAACTTAAACTTGAGGATAGAAGATCTCGCGATTGGCGTGGTATTGGTTCTATGTTCAAGGGTGCTGTTGGTGCCTTTGAAATGGCTACAGGTACTACACTGAAACATGTATATGAAACTATGGTTCCTCAGGCTTGGCAAGATTCAATTAGCCAGCTTAAAGAAGGTATGCAACCATTATGGGATAGTGTAACTAAAAAGCTTGGTGACATTGGCAATATAGTTGCTACCGGTATGAGTTATGTAAATGCTTGGCAAAATGGAGGTGCAAGAGGAGTGGCTGGCCAGTTGGTACAATCGGGTCATGCTCAGCAAGGTATGGATTGGGCCGGCGGCAAGCTGGCCGCCCAAGGTGGTAAAATGGGACAGGTAGGCCAGTTTATGCAAGGTCCAGGTGGCCAAGCTGGAATGGCCGGCCTTTCTACTTTTGCTCAAGGTGGATCTGTTGGAGAATCACTCGTAGCAGTTGGTGATTCTCTCGCTGTGGCTGGTATGACTTCTGGTAACCCAGCCTTTATGGCTGCAGCTGGTGCGTATATGGTTGGTAAATTAGTTATTGGTAAACTGATGAAGGGTAAAAATAAGAAGACTGCTAGAAAAGATGTTATCAATAAGACCCGTGGTATTAAGGATGCCCTCAAAAAGGGTAGTTTTAAGCACTTCAATAGACCAAAGGATTTGATGAATGCTATTGGTCGTGGACCTGGTGATGGTTCATGGGATCTTACTGTCAAGGCCATAGCGGACGAAACTGGATTTGGTTGGCAAGAATCTGAAGGTCTATTAGCAGTACTACTTGGTAACAGAATGACGAACTCTGAACGTGATGCATATCTACAGGAGTTCGATTCTATGGCTATTGGCACTGGTAAGATGTCACAGTCTTCTGATGGCGGAGGAGGTGGAGCAGTCACTGTTCCTCAGTCAGCCACACCAATTTCTAAATCTGCAACTGGCGGTGTTGGAACAAACTCAAGCGGTAATGGTACTACAAGCTCACCAGGTACAACAAGACCAAACAGGCGCGCTCCAGGTTCTAGTCTTGAAAATGGTGGTGATTGGGATAAGCCAGTGGTCGTCAATCTTGTTGTTGATGGTAAGAAAATGGCTGAAGTTGTTACAGATCATCAAGGTGATCAGGCATATCAAATCTAAGAGATAACTATGGCAACATTTAGAGAAACATTAGACGTCAAAGGAAAGAATATCCTTGCGGCATATACTGATGCCATAAGCAGGAATGATCTATTACCATTTGCTGGTAATAGTAATTTCGCTTCCAATCAATACACCGGGATCACACGCTCAGAGGTTGTTGCTGCTGCACTCGAGCAATTGATGAAAAAGGTTGAAGCTAATACTATTGACTTCAATACCTTCTTTAGACTCGCCGATGTTATTAACGGTGAACGAAAAATAGTCCGAGCTTTGGCTGACTTATGGGAAGAGCATGACGAAAAGAAAGGCACTCCAGGACCCGAAGCTCCAGGTATAGATCTGGAAACTAGATTGGCTGCTAGTAATATATCACCTACCACTGGCAACGCCAATTTTGGTGCCAATCAATATCAAGGCAAGAGCCAGGCAGAAATTTCAACAGCGGCACTTGAAAGATTACTTAAGCAAGTAGAGGAAGGTACGATCGATTACAATACGTTCTTCCAGTTAGCTGACGTTATCAACGGTGAACAGCATAGCCCTAAAGCCATTATGGATAGATGGATAAATTATGATGGTAGGGTTGGTGTGGCTCAATCAGCAAGACGTCGAGCTCAAGGCCGTGACCGTCAAGGCAGAGGCCCAGATGAAAATCTTGAAAGAAAGTTTCGCAATGAACAAGAGAACAATATTAATCAAGGTCTTCATGCTACCAATAATACATCAAGGATTGAATCGGCTTTCAGTTTCCTATTCAGTACCAATATACCTAAGGGTCATAAGTATACTCATCGTAACAACTATGTAAAAGAACAGATGGATGCTAATGGTTCTGGTTATAATGCGCCTAATACAGATCAGATTGAAACAGCAGCCCGACGAGGACAAATCTTGGGTCAGATTTTAGGATCACCTGGTGCAAGAAGATTGGCACAGCAGAATCTATCACAGCTGACAAGTAGTTTCAGAAGAGGTGGTATGTCATTTCAAAATTTCACGAATGAACTGGATAAGATCAATGCTCTTATAGCGGACATCGATTTCAAACCTGGCTTCAATAGAACACCTCAGCCCGCTCCAAGAAAGTATTCTCTTGACCAACTACTCGGTCAGAACCTCCTCCGCCCAGGTGATGAAGGAGATACGTTTAAACGGCTCTATGGCAAGGCTTCTGACGGTAATAGAGCGAAAGCACCTGGGTCAAGGACACTAGGTGAAGGTATTATTGCAGGCGTAGGGTTGACCGCACTAGAGGAGCCAGAGATGAATTCTAGAGGCAATATTAACCCACGTGCTAGAAGAGTACATAACTTTAATAATGATGAAACTCAATATAATTTAGAAAGACAAGATCGCGGATTTACAGATAACATCGATGCCGATTCGACTCAATTCAACCCAGCTGTTATTCAATCGAATCTAAACTATCGTTCACCATATAGAGATTCGATCGCCGATACTGCCGCCCGCCTTGGTATCGATGCAGAGGCAATGGAATCTATTGGCCTATCTGAAAATCAATTCTTCCCATTTATGATGGAGACTGAAAATAGAGGCGGTTCGGATAGAGTAAAACAGTATTGCTTCTTACAGGCCGCATTGGCTTCGATCAACGAAACATACAATCCCAATTGGTCATCCAAAGCTTTCTTTGGTAGAACTGAAGAGATTCATACTTATCGAAATACCAACAGAGTCCTGGATCTTAGATTCGTTTGTTTTGCATCTTCAGCTAGACAATTGCAACAACTATATGAAAGAGTTAATTGGCTTGCACAGCAAACCTATGGTTCATATGATTTCAATGCAACCACTCAAGTTAGTAGAATAAACGAAGGACCACTTATTAGGGTTACGATTGGTGATCAGTTTCAAAGAGTCCCTGGATTCATAAGGAATCTTGGATACAATTGGGACTATATGGGCCCTGGTGGTAAATGGGAAATCACCCGAGGCCTAAGAATGATCCAGGCAGTAGAGGTATCACTATCGGTTCAGGTTATTCATGCAGCTCTACCAGATAGGGATTTCAATTTCTATTGGGGATTGGAAGCCGGTATCAATGGAACATCGACAGCAACTAAGGAAGGTGAACCTGGTGATGCGTCAGCATATAATAGACTTATCCAGGTGCCAGGAGATAGAGTTGCTGATGGCGCTCCTGGTGAATCTTACGCTAAGGTATTAACAAGGAAGGGATAAATGGTAGCTATATCAAGGTACGCAATGTTAGGTCAGGTCGATGATCCAGAATCATCGATCAATAGAATGGCAACATTCCCACCTGTAGAAGCTAGTGATATAGAGAGCGATAACGATATCACCATAACGTTTTCTGATGGTGATAGGTTGGATGCCCTCGCTTCAAAATATCTTGGCGATGGTAGATATTGGTGGGCGATCTGTTTGATGAATAATATACATCTGCCCCTTGGTAATGCAGTACTTCCAGGTACAACTCTGAGGATACCTACAGACATATCGGTTATACAAAATGTCATAAAGCAAAAACAGGATGATAAGGACTAATGGCTGAAAACTCACCCAATGAATTAGATGTTGATGTTGTATCGGGATGGAATAGAAAGCTGAATTCATCTTCACTTCAGCTATCAAGTTTGGTTCCATTTTTAGACATGATGGCTGTATTCAGAGGTAAGGATCTTACTGAATTTCAAGATTTCAATAACAATTCCGGTGCTTACAATACATGGAAAGGTAGTTTGTTTAGGATTAATGTGAGAAATGATCCTACTGAAACTATCGCTCCACGTGAAACCGTTTACGGTGCCAACATAGCTAAGTTTACACCACAGCTTTCTACCAAACCAAGTTATCGCGGAGGTGTTGGTCTTCAGACAATGGAGATTACACGAGGTACCCGTGAATCAATGAACACCACTTACAATGTAAAGCTTACAATAACAGATCCTGCAGATTTCGATAGCAGACTTGAATTGCAAAGGTTATCGATGTTTAATACACTTTTTATTATTAGATGGGGTTGGGGTACTGCTGATGGATCTACCTTTGGTGTAGAGAATCCTGCTCCAATGCCTATTGAAGCAATACATAATTCTAGCAACCCTATACCAAAAACTTTAGATGTAGATCTTGAAGATGTTCATAGCGGCTTTTGGAAATCTGCTCTAGTTAGAATGGGTGGCTTTAGTTATTCATTTGATGAGAATGGACACCTCGATGCAAATTTAACTTTCTTCGCCGCAAATAATACTTTGCTTACAACCAAAAGACTTGGTAGTATATCTGATTTGGTAAAGAAGAAGCTTGGCATATTCGAATCGCAAAAACCAGAATTTGTTGGGCCTTCGGTTGGAGGCAATCGGCTAGATATAACTAGGGTCAAGCGTAGAGTGTTAGCAAGACAAGGGACTAACTTTAGAACTGAAGCGGGTAGACCTATTGAATTGCCAGACGATATTGGTATAAAGATATCCAGAACTAGACAACCAGACACATCAACTACTCCAGATGGTGATGAAGTTACAGATACTGTAGTAGATCCAAACCAGGCTGAAATAGAATCCTTAAAAGCACAGATTAGTGAAGAGGAAGTCAAGCTTAGTGGCAAAGGTCTTCCTGCAGATGATCTAACTCAGGAAAGGATTGATGGTCTTACTAGACGGCTGGTTGCATTGGAAGCTAAGACAGACCCTGGACAGACAACAGTTGTTTCACCGGGTGCGGCCGAACCAATTGTGGATGATCATTATTCGTTCTTCTATTTGGGTTATGTTCTTGAAGCTATTAAGGAATCCATTAAAGAAGATAATGATGCAGATACAGAAGAGATTAGTTTCATCTATAGAAGAGTGAATGAAAGAACCATCAATGACATATTCACTAGTACTATCAACAATCTTAAAACCGAAGGCGTTGCTGATGTTCAAACCAATATTAGAACAAATGGTACATTGGAAAATGTCTTTAATGTGCCTGTCGATGCATCGGTTGTAGAAGACATACTTACAGATAAAGTTGGTACTACACCTCTGTTGCGTGTTATTAGAGAAATGATAGATGATAATACTCATATCATTCCAGGAATGAAAATAGAGACACGAATGGTTGACAATGCTATAGAAATATTTGTGGCTACTATCGATCTGGGTGGTCTTATACAGAGAATTAATAGCGCATCTATTCATTCAGGTCTTTTCTTTGATATCAAATTCGGTGATAAAAATTCGCTATGCGAAAGTATAGATATGAATGGTAAGGTTGATCCTAATGCAGGAACTGTATATCAACTACCAATGTCAACGGCCACAGGGCGCAAGGTTGATTTATCCCAAGAATTCATCACTACAATAGGTCTGTCTGAAGAATTGGCCGGTTTCATAAGTAAGAGAGAAAAAGCATCTGATACTAATGTTACAGTTGATGCATCTGAAATCTCTAGATTCATTAGCTCTGATCCTTCATATTATCAAAAAGTACTTAGAGCTGTACATAGAGAATCTGCTGTATTTGGTCAATTGTTTGGTTACTATATGAAGAGAACCTCAATTACAATTCATGGTACAGTAGGTATGAATGTCTTCAATCTTATTCGTGTAACAGGCCTTATTCCAAACCTTCAAGGTATCTATATGACTGTAGGAGTCCAGGAATCTATCAATGCCGATAGTTATAACACTGTCCTTGAATGTGTACTTATAGAACCGGATATCAGACAAACTTCAAACACATAGTTTAAAAAGCTAGCTCTTTGGCTTATTGCAAAATTAAGAGGGGTTTTGTCTTTTTAAGCTAAGGAGTTATGATGGGTAAGACACGAAAAAATATGTACTGGGGTATGAAGGAGGAAGATGCTATAAGAGACTTCATCATCTCTGAGGATGAAAGTTTAAGGCACCAATTATTTACTGATGTCATTCAACCGGCGTTCTCAAAATTATCTGAAAACATCTTCTTCACATACAACTTCAATCGAACGTTACCTGATTTTCCATATACACAGCATGAATTGATGATTCACCTGTATGAT